TGGGGCTGGCGCGGGGCCTGCGCGATCCTGGTGGGGATGTCCGACGAGCAGGAAGGGGCGCCCCCGCCGGCGCCATCGCCAGGAAATGGCGAGGAAATGGACAAGCCGCGCCGGGGCCGGGTCGAGAACCTCAAGCCGATCAAGCCCGGAGAGGTGCGAAATCCAAAGGGAATTAACGGGCGCGCCCAGCGCGAGGCGTTCGTGGCCTGGGCCGAGGACGTTCACCCGGACGACCCGGAGAAGACGCGCATCCAGGCGGTCGACGAGGCCATCTTCAAAAAGGCGCTCCGGGGCAGCGCCCAGGCGCAGAAGCTGTTCGTCGAGCAGTACCGCGGGCGCGCCCGCCAGCACATCGAGGTCAGCAGCGACGCGGGCAACGGGCCGCCCGTGACGTTCCTGATCCCTGAGAACGGGCGCGACGTCCCTCCCGAGCCGGAGGCGCCGGCCGATGACCAGGTAGAGCCCGCGGGCGAATGACCCCAGCGCAGGCGCCGCTTCGCCCAGACGCCGCCTGGGGAGAAGCGGCCGCGCCCTCGCTCGATCGGGGCGCCGCGCGCGCCCGTGCGAACTTCTGCGGCGCCTACCGCGTTCGCCGCCTCAGGTCGACCAGCAGCGGCCGACATCGCCTTTGGGCGTCGGCCGGGGTGCCCGTCGCCGAGCCGCTGGCGGCGGCCCCGCGCGGTGGCGCGCCGCCCGGAGCCCCCGCCGGCCGGACGCTGGGGCCGCAGCCCGGCTTCCAGACGAAGTTCCTGTCGTCCCGGGCCGACATCACGATCGGCGGCGGCGCCGCCGGCTGCGGCAAGAGCTTCGCCGAGATGCTGGCGGCCGCGCGCCACAAGGACGTGCCCGGCTTCTCGGCGGTCTTCTTTCGCCGCTCGATCCCCGACATCACGAACCCCGGCTCGCTGTGGGACGAGTCCTACAAGGTCTTTCCGCTGCTCGGCGCGAAGCCGGTCAAGCAGACGCACGAATGGATTTGGCCGCGCGGCGCCAAGGTCAAGATGTCGCACCTCGAGCACGACTCGACGGTGCTCGACTGGAAGGGCGCGCAGGTCCCGCTCTTCATCTTCGACGAGCTGACGTCGTTCACCGCCGCGCAGTTCTGGTACATGTTGAGCCGCAACCGCTCAACCTGCGGCGTCCGTCCGTACATCATCGCGACGACGAACCCCGAAGCCGATTCGTGGGTCGCGGAGCTGATTGCCTGGTGGATCGACCAGGACGAGTATCTCGCCGACGGTGCGCCGAACCCGCGCTACGGGTTCCCGATTCCGGAGCGCGCCGGGAAGCTGCGGTATTTCACCCGCCTCGGCGACGAGATGGTGTGGGGCGACACCGCCGAGGAGGTCCTGCAGAACCAGGACGTCCGCGCAGGGATCGAAGAGGCGATGCGCGAAGCGGAGCTGTCCTACGAGGACGCCGTCGCCGCGCTGATCAAATCGCTGACGTTCATCCCGGGCAAGCTCAAAGAGAACAAGATCCTCGAGCGCTCGAACCCGGGCTATCGCGGCAGCCTCATGGCGATGACGCGCGTCGAGCGCGCCATCCTGCTCGACGGCAACTGGAAGGCGAAGGCCAGCGCCGGCGACTACTTCAAGCGGCACGAGGTCACAATGCTCGACGCCGAGCCCGACGACGTCGAGGAGTGGGTGCGCAGCTGGGACCTCGCCGCCACCGAGCCGAGCGACAAGAACAAGAACCCCGACTGGACGTGCGGCGTAAAGCTTGGCCGGCGCTCGAACGGCAGATGGGTGGTCGCGCACGCGGAGTTCGCGCAGCTGCGCGCTGACCCGGTCGCCGAGCTGATCGGCGCGACCGCTGTTTCAGATGGCGAGCAGGTCAGGATCCGAATGCCCGAGGACCCCGGCCAGGCCGGTAAGGATCAGACCTCAGACTACGCCAAGTTCCTCGCCGGCTACGACGTCACCTTCGAGCGGGAGACTGGGCCGAAAGAGACGCGCGCCACGCCGTTCGCCCGGCAGTGGCAGCACGGCAATGTCGACGTCGTGCGCGGAAAGTGGAACTCGCAATACTTCGCGCAGATGGAGGGCTTCCCGTCGAAGGCGGTCAAGGACGACGCCGTCGACGCGAGCTCGGGCGCGTTCAAGCAGCTGGAGAAGCCGCTCACGATGGCCGGCGCATACGCGCGCGCCGCTGGTACCGACGGCTAGGCGGCTGCCGCGCCCGGATCAGGCTCGTTCTTGTCGGCGGGATCGGCCGCCGGCTCGATCGGCTGCTCCATCGACTCGGCCAGCGCGATGTCTGCGTCGGTCAGAGGGTAGGTGCCGCGCGCCTGCAGGCGGCGCATCACGGCACCGATCATCGACGGGTTGTTCTTCAAGTAGATGTCGTCCGCCTGCGCGCTCTGGAGGTCGATCAGCGCCTGCGTCTTCGCATCGACCTGCCACAAGGCATTCGGGCAGACCTCGAAGCCCTCGGGCATACGGCCCAGCTCGCTGCGGACGATGAGCTCGTAGATGAAGTTCAACACCGGCAGCATCTTCCGGTCGGCCTCGGAAGCGATCCGGTCGTAGTAGATGCGGAGGTTGACCTCGCCCGTCGCGTTCAGGCCGGGCGCGCTCTCGCCGAACAGCTTGACCATCGGGGTACGCGAAGCGCCGCAAGCTTGGACGACAAAGTGCGCGAGCAGGTCGCTGACGCCGCCGAGCGCGAGCCCCTTGCGGTCGTATTCCTCGTCTTTGTTGATCAGCAGCAGCCGATGATTGCTCTTGCCGAGGGCGGCGTCCTGGTATCGCTTCTCGAGCGACGCGCCGCCATCCTTCGCGGCGATCAGCGCCGCCAAGCTCGTCTTGATGATGTCGAGCTTCATCTCCCAGAGCAGCGACGCGACATTCTCGGTGCTCGCGTCGTAGTCCATCGTGGCGGTGACGACGTGCTGCAGCTCCGAATCGTGCCAGTAGCCGTTGGCGAGAAAGTCGTCCTCGGGCAACTCATGACCCTCGAAGCGAGCCACGCGCGAGGGATGGACCAGCGCGGACGACCCGCGGACGCCGTAGGCACGCGGCAAGCCGTAGTTGTCGCTGTTCTCGATGTCGCGATCGGGCGCGCCGGGCATCGGCACGAGCCAGGTCCGATCTTTCACGATCAGGCGGCGCAGGGAGCCTTTCGGGATCCGCTTCATGTCGAGCGGCTGTGATACGTCCTGCCCCGCGATGATCGGAATCATGCCCGCGCCGCCGAACAGGCCGCCCCAGGTAAGCCCCGACTGGGTCCTCGGCTTGAGGCCGAGGCGGCGCTCTGCGCGCTTGATGGCGGCCTGCTCCTCCGGTGTGATGCCGGGCCACTTCACCGTGACCCACTCGCGGACCATGTCCTCGACCGGCGTCGAAACGATGGCGTTTGCCAGCCAGGACTTGCGGTTCATCGTGCGCAGGTCCGTGTCGTTCAGCCGGCGCACGTACCCGTAGGTCGAATACGACCGCTTGTCGCGCGAGGTCCCCAGCCCAGAACGGTCGTTTTCCAGGGCGTCGGCCATAGAGATGTCGGCGCCCTTGCGCCCGCGACCGGGCAGGCGGTCGCCGGCTGATGCGGGGGGCGCGAGGGCGGCGGACGCGTTCTTGACGTTGCGGGCCATCCCTGGAGGATACGCCCGCGCCAGAATGTCACCGATTTTGGGGACCAGCGTGCAGATATGGCACGGTGAGCGGAAAGGTTCGCCACTTTGGCAAAATCCCTGCTCGCCCTGCTCGTCGCTGCCGCCCCTCCCGGGTCGCGCAAGAAGCGTCGCCCGCGGCGCCTGAAGGCGATCCGCCCGAGCCACGCCGTCGAGCTGCAGTACCTGTCCGGGCTGGCCGGGATCGTCGACGAGTGCAAGGCGGCCGGGCAGGCCATCGCGAACGGGCTGCGGCCGCACTGGCCGTCGGTGCACGACGAGACCGCGCCTGGCGCCGGCCCGCTCATCGACCGGGCGGCCCAGCACCTCACGAACATGGTGGCGTCCCGCGCCGAACTGCTGGCGCGGCTGGCGGCCCGGCGCGCGCTGACGGGCGTCGACGAGGCGTTGAAGGCGGCGATTCACCGCGCCCTGGGCGTCGACATCACCGGCTACCTGGGCGCGGACAGCGAGATCGGCGCGGCGATGACGAAGGCCGTCGCGGACAACGTCGCGCTGATCAAGTCGATCCCCGAGGAGTACCTCGCGAAGGTCTCGGCCAAGGTCGACAGCTACTTCGCGTCGGGGAAGCGCTGGGAGGATCTGGCTGCGGAAATCGAGCGCATCGGCGAGGTCACCTACAACCGCGCGCGGCGTATCGCCCGCGACCAGGCGAGCAAGCTGAACGCGGCGTTCAACGAGGTCCGTCAGACTAGCATCGGGATCTCGCACTACATCTGGTCGACGTCTCACGACGAACGGGTCCGGCCGACGCACGCGGCCCTCAACGGCACAAAGCAGGCCTGGGCGAACCCGCCGATCATCCACGGCGAGGCGCTGAACCCCGGCGAGGACTACGAGTGCCGCTGCGGCGCGATCCCCGTTCTCGACCTCAGCGAAGAGGCTGCGCCCGCGGCGGCCGCCGAAGAAAGGCAGGCCGCGTGAAGCAACGGCGCGTGATGGCGGTCGATTTCAAGGCCGGCAAGCCCACCCGCTGGCAGGCGTACGACCTGATGTCGTTCGACGTCGGCGACGCTTCGAAGCGCCGGATGACGGCCGAGGGCTTCATGGTCGTCCCCGCGAACATCTCGCGGACGGGCATCCAGGAGTACACCGCGCGCGAGCTCGGCCTCGAGGGCACGAACCGGACGATTCGGCTGTACCGGCCGCCCGAGGAGGTGTTCAAGCCCGAGTCCTACCGCACGTTCGAGCGCCAGACGCTGACGAACGAGCACCCGCAGAACACCGACGGCGTCACGGCCGAGAACTACCGGTCGGTCACCGCCGGCGATGTGCACGATGTCGCCCCCGTCGGCGACGACGTCCACCTGGGCGCGAACCTCTACTACAAGGACGCGAACACCATCGAGATGGTGGTCACGTACGGCAAGAACCAGCTGTCGTGCGGCTACTCGTTCGTCCTCGACATGACGCCCGGGGTGACCCCGGACGGCGAGGCTTTCGACGGCGTCATGCGCGACATCGTGGGCAACCACGTCGCGACCGTCTGGCAAGCGCGCGGTGGGCCCGGCCTCCGGGTTGCCGACAAGAAACCCAACCAGGAGAAACGAATCATGAGAACGGTCACCATCGACGGAACGAACGTCAACTTCGAAGACGACAACCAGGGCGCGATGGTCGAGCTCGCGCTGAAGCGCGCCGCCGACGGCGTCAAGGCCGCGGCCGAGGCGCGCGACGCGTCCGCCGCCGAGGCGACCGCTGCGAAGGCCGCGCTGGCCGCCGGCACCGCCGCCGCCGAGGCCGCCAAGACCGCGCACGACGCCAAGGTCCGCGAGCTGGAGGTCAAGGTGGTTACCGACGCGCAGATCGACGCGCTGGTCGAGGCGAAGGCCGCGGCCGTCGCGGGCGCCAAGGCGATCGTGGGCGACTCGTTTGACGGCAAGGGCAAGGCCGTCTCCGCGATCCATGTCGAGGCGCTCGAGCACATCGCCAAGGACTCGGCCGCCTACCCGGGCGTGATGGCGGTCCTGGGCGGCAAGAAGCCGTCCGAGGCGGCCCCCGAGATCGCCAAGTTGGCGTTCGACGCAGCCGTCGCGGTGCGCGCCGCCGTCGGCGCCGCCGGGACGCAGCGGACCGGCGCCAACGACGCCGCCGCCCGGGCGTTCGCCCCCGGCGCTTCTGGCGCGGCCGGCGCCGCCCCCGCGGGAGCTCGGGTCATCGACTACAACGCGCGCGGTGCGCGGCCCAAGGACAAGGACGGCCAGGCGTCCGCCTGAGCCTCGTGAACCAACGAAGGAACAGGAGAACAAGCCATGTCGAATCCCGCGAACACCTCGCCGCTCGGTACCAAGCCGGCATTCGCCTACCCCGGCCAGGACATGACGCCGCGCCGCCCCACGAACACCTACATAAACGAGTCGGCGACGTCGATTGACGCCGCGATCCCCGTCGTTCGTGGCACTGCTAGCACCACCACGCCGGGCGGCGTCGAAACGTGCAAGCCGATGGCGGCCGACACGGACGACATCCTCGGCGTGAGCCTGCGCATCCCCACCAAGGACGCCGACTTCACGACGGACACCGTGAAGTACGACCGCTACGACGCGGTCCCCGTCAAGGTCGAGGGGCGCGTGGCGGTCATCGCTGCCGAGGACGTGCGCGGCGGCGACGAGGTCATCGTCGTGACCGCGGGCGCGGCCGTCCAGACCACGGCGTTCGCCAGCTCCAAGGGCGGCGTGGCCGGCGCCGGCCGCGTCGCGATGACGGGCTGGAAGTGGTGCGGCAGCGGCACCATCACGGCCGGCACGCTGGCCGAGATCGAGGGCCACGCGATCACGCGCGGTCGCACCACCACCTGATTCGGGCACTCCCACCCAACCACCCAACGAAGGAACAGGACCATGAGAATCCAAACCATCGACAGCTCGGGGGCGCCCGTCGTCATCGAGAACTTCCCCGACCAGCGGGGCGAGGAGCTGACGCAGTTCGTGCGCGACAACGCGCTCAAGCTGGTCGGCAGCACGCGGGACATGGAGCCCATGACCCACCTGGTCGGCCAGCTGGCCTTTCTGGAGACGGAGGCCCGCCCCGTCGAGTACGAGCCGCGGTTCTACCGCAAGCTCCTGCCCGGCGACTGCGTGACGTCCGAGGCGGGCGAGTGGGCGGAGACCGTCCTGCACCGCACGACCGACCGCACCGGCAAGGGGAGGCGCGTCCATCCGTCGGGGAACAACATCCCGATGGCGAACGTCGCGACCTCGCAGGCGGGCGTTTCGGTCGCGCACGGCGCGATCGGGTACTCCTATTCGCTGCAGCAGCTCCGCGCCTCGGCGCGGTTCCTGACGCCGCTGCCCGCGGATGACCAGGAGGCCGCTGTCCAGGGCGCCGAGGACCACATCAACGACGTGGCGCTGATTGGCGAGACGGAGTCGAACTTCAAGGGCCTGCTGAACCACGGCAGCGTCGACGCCAACACACGCGCCAGCGGGTCGGACTGGTCGGCGGCCTCGCCGGCGACGATCCAGTCGGACATCAACGCGGTCCTGCAGAGCGTCTTCACGAAGTCGAAGACGCTGTACCCGCCGTCGCGCTTCGTCATCCCCCCGTCGCGGACGGGTCGGCTGATGCAGCAGCTGTCGACGGGCACGCAGGACACGGTCATGTCCTGGCTGAAGCGGAACAACCTCTACACCGAGATGACGGGCCAGCCGCTGGAGTTCATCCCCGGCCCGTCGTCGCTCGAAACCCTCGGCGGCAGCAGCACCAAGCGCGGGATGGCCTACACGCCGGGCCGGTTGAACGTGAAGTTCCACCTGCCCATGCCTCAGCGGTTCACGGCCCCGCAGTTCGAGGGGCTGATGGTCGTCGTCTACAGCGAATACCGCTACGGCGGGATCGACTTCGCCAAGGTCTACACGGCGGAGTACGTCGACGGTCTGTAGGCCGACCAGGACGCGCGGCGCGGGCTGAAGCCGGCCCGGCCGCGTGTCCGTCCCTTTCCATCGCACATCACCGGAGGATCGTCATCATGCGGAAGATCAAGAACACGAACGCCGGCGGCCTGGGCCACTACATCGGGAGCGGGGACGGCGTCGAGCATCTCTTCTTCGCCGGAGGGGCCATCACCGAGGTCGACGACAAGAAGCTGGCCGAGGCCTGCAAGGACCCGATCGTGAAGTCGTGGTTCGAGGCGGGCCTGCTGGTCGACCAGACCGTTCCTGTCGGCTCGCCGGCGGCGCCCGCGCCGAAGGGCGACGAGGACAAGGGCAGCAAGAAGTAGGACCAGCCCGCCCGTGACCGTCGCGGAATACACGATCGAGATGTTCAAGCAGGACTTCCCGGAATTTGCGGATGCCTCGTTTGACGCCAAGATCACGACCGCCCTGGAGCTGGCCCCGCCGAACTTCGACGAGGCCGTCTGGGGCGATCAACTCCGCGACGGCCTCGGCCACTGGATCGCCTTCCGCGTCGCCCTGAAGGGGCAGATCGCGACCTACGGGGCCGGCTTCGCGTCCGCGGCGTCCAGCTCCGAGGAAAAGACCGTCGGCAAGGTGAGCGTCAAGCGCAGCCAGTCGCAGTCGACATCGCAGCAGAAGGGCCCGCTGTCCATCTACGGCAAGAACGCCTACGGGCAGATCTACCTGGACCTGGTCGCCCTGGTGGGCGCGGGAGCGGCGGCCGTATGAGCGCCTCCGTCCGCGTCATCAAGGACACCGGCGGCGCGGGCGTGCGCGCGCTGGTCGCGCGCCTGCGGGACGCGGCGCTGAAGCACGTCCTGGTGGGCGTGCCGGCCGGACCCGCCGAAGAGGACGGCATGAGCCTGGCGCACCTCGCGGCGATCCACGAGTTCGGCGGGTTCGTGAAGCCTCACAGCCGGGTCAAACGGCAGCTGCTTCGCTTCAATCCTCGGACCGGGCGGCTGATCGGCGCGGCGTCGTCGAAGATCATCGAGCGCGGCCCCGGCGAGGGGAAGAGCGGCCCGATTCGGGAGAAGATCGTCAATCGCAACATCAACGCGATCCTGGTGCGCGCCAAGAACGCGACCTTCGAGAACGGCATCACCATCCCGGCGCGGCCGTTCCTGCGGCCTGGCATCCGCGCCAACCTGAACAGGACGAGCCGGATCGCGAAGCGGGTACTGTCGCAGGTGGCGCGCGGACAGCTGTCGCCCGTGGGCGCCATGGAGGCGATCGGCATCGACGCAGCCGGCGCGGTGAAGCGCTACATCGTGACGGGCGAGCTCGCGCCCAACGCGCCCTCGACGATCAGGAAGAAGGGGTCGTCCCGCCCGCTGATCGACAGCGGCGCGTTGCGACAGGCCATTACCCACGTCGTCGAGGGCACATGGGCCAGGTGAATGTGGCCGAGCTCATGTCGGATCCTGACTTCACGACGACCATCATCCTGCGCCGCCCGGCGCCGGCGCGCTTCGCGAACGAGGGCGAGAACATCGCCACGTACGAGCCTGACCTCACCGTGACGGCCATCGTCCAGCCGGCCGACGCCCAGCAGATCGCGACGCTCCCCGAGGGCTCGCGCGGACCCGGCGAGGTCAAGGCCGTCTGGTCCGCGACCGAGCTGCGCATGGCGGACGGCAAGACGGTCGAGTCGGACATCCTCGTGATCGACGGCCTCAGCTACAAGGTCGTGGGCGACGAGCGGTGGGCGGAGAACGGCTACTTCTTCGTGCTGGCGGCGGGGTACGTGTGATCGACGACGTCAATTACAACGTCCGCAAGCTGGTGCGCGCCGTCATGTCCATGCCAGTGGACGCGGTGCGGCCGGCAAAGCAGAGCGCGCCGGCGGGCGGGCAGATGGACGAGATCGCGACCGTCGACATCCTGGACGACACCGTTTTGGGGACCGGCGCGCGCTCCTACGACACTCAAGGCACCGTGCCGAGCGACATCACGACCGAGCGCCTCGACCAGGAGCACATGGTCGTCGCCAGCGTGAACTTCTTCCGGCGCCCGCCGACGTCCGGCTACCTGCGCGGGTTCACGGTCAGCGCCGCGGCGGCCGATTACGCGCCGATCACCGATGGCGCCTTCGACATCCCGATCGACGGGGTGAACCGGCAGACCTCCGGCCTCGACTTCACGGGCGCGGCATCCATGGCCGCGGTCGCGGCGATCATCCAGGCCCGCCTGCAGGTCGCGCTGGCGGCCACCAAGTGCACCTGGGACGCGGCGAACGCCCGGTTCGTGGTGACCAGCCCGACGACGACCCCGGCCTCGGCGGTGCTGGGCGCGGTGGCGCCCACGGCAGCCGGGACGGACGTCTCGGCGGTGCTGGGGCTGACGATCGGCGGCGGCGCCATCTCGGTGAACAACCGGGCGGGGATCGCGCGCTACAGCAACGCGGCCTTCGACCGGGCCGCGCGCCTGGTGCAGCGCCTCCGACTGTCGCAGTACGTCGCGACGATGAATGCGATGGGCCTGGCGTTCGTCTCGGCCAGCAAGCCCCGTAACCTGACCGCGCTGGTCGACGGCGACACCTGGGAAAGCCGCGGCCAGGTCGACCTGACGTTCACGGTGATCGCCCGTGAGACCGCGACCGTCCAGACCGTGCTGACCGTTCCGCTGACCACGCATTCGCAGGCGCCCGGCGGCGCCGCCCACACCGATACAGCCGAGGTGACCGCATGAGCCTTTCAGTAGATCAGGTTGTCGACGTCGAGATCCTGCTGTCGTCCCCGGCGCCGACGGCCCGCGGCTTCGGCACCAAGCTCATCATGGGTAAGGCGACCGTGCTGCCGCTCTACGCGCGCGTCAAGGAGTACGGAGACCTCGACGAGGTGGGCGTCGACTTCGTGTCGAGCACCGAGGAGTACAAGGCGGCCCAGATCCATTTCAGCCAGAACCCGCGGCCGAAGAAGGTGAAGATCGGGCGGCAGTTCCTCGCTGCCCAGGCCGGGTCGCTGCGCGGCGGCGTCGCGAGCTCGACGGTCTCCGACTACACGGGGATCACGAACGGCGGGTTCGACATCTCGATCAACGGCGTCAACCGCCAGATCGCCGCGCTCGACCTGAGCGCCGCCGTCAGCATGTCCGGTATCGCGACGCTGATTCAGACGAAGCTGGCCGCCGCGCTCGCGTCGACGACGTGCGTGTGGGACGCGACGCTGCAAAAGTTCGTCATCACGAGCCCGACGACCGGCACCGCGTCGATCGTGCTGCCGGCGGTGGCGCCAACGGGCGGCAGCTCGCCGGTCGACGTCTCGACGCTGCTCGCGCTGACGGTTTCCGCCGGCGCCAAGAGCATCAACGGCGTCGCCGCCGAGACGATGACCGACGCCTGGAACGCGGCGGCAATCTTCGACCCCGACTTCTACCTCACGACCGTCACGGCCGCGATGTCCGTCCAGGACAAGAAGGACTCGATGGCCTGGGTCGAGGCGAACGTGCGCGAGTTCTTCTACACGACGAACGATCCGAACGCGCTGACCCTCAACGACACCGGCAACCTCGGCTACTACGCCAAGAACCTGGGCTACCGCCGCAGCTTCGGCGAGTACAACGGCGCGAGCCCCTACGCCGCCGAGTCGGCATCCGCGCGCGCCGCGGTGGTCGACTTCGACCAGCCGAACAGCACCATGACGCTGATGTACAAGCAGCAGCCGGGCGTCGCCGTCGACAACCTGACCAGCGCCCAGGTCACGGCGCTGAAGTCGTACAACCTGAACTACTACATCACCCGCGGCGGCGTCGACGTGCTCGAGACGGGCACGATGGCGAACGGGACGTTCCAGGACGAGGTGCAGGGGCTGGACTGGTTCCAGGCCGGCCTGCAGAACGCGATCTTCGCCAGGCTGGCGACCACGCCAACGAAGATCCCGCAGACCGACGAGGGCGCAGCCGTGCTCATCGACGCGTGCAACGCGTTCGCGGCCAAGGCCCGCAGCAACGGGCTCGTCGCCGCCGGCGCCTGGAAGGGCGACGAGTTCGGCGAGCTGAAGACCGGCGCCTACATGCCGACCGGCTACTACTTCAGCGCCGGGAGCGTCGCCGACATGAGCCAGTCCGACAAGGACGCCCGCAAGTCCCCGCCGATCACCGGCGCAATCCTGCTGGCCGGCGCCATCCACACGGTGTCCGTCCAGGTCACGGTCCAGCGATAGGAGAACGCCACCATGAAGAACGTCAGTTTTCCGAACGGCCACATGCTGGTCAACGGCGTCGAGATCACGCATTTCGGCTCCGACGACGACGTGGTCAAGTTCGAGCGCCTCGCCGAGCAGGTCAATTACAAGGTCGGCGCCTCCGGCACCGCGGTGCTTTCGCACAGCGCCGACAGGTCGGGGAAGTGCACGATCAAGCTGCAGCCAACGAGCCCGAGCAACGCCTATCTGATGGGGCTCGTGAACCTCCAGGGCGGCGGGCCGACGACGTTCGTGCCGGTGCAGGTGTCGTTTCAGGACATCTACCGCAAGGACGTCGCCAGTGGCGTCCCGGGCTGCATCATCAAGATCCCGGACTTCGTGCGCGGGATGGACAACACCGGCAACGACATGGAGTGGCAGTTCTTCTTCGAGCGCTACGACCTGCTGCTCGGCAACCCGGCGTTCGTCGGGCTGGCCACCGCGGCGGCCGAAGCGGCGGGGGGCTGATCCGTGGCCGCACCCCGCGAGACGTTCGGCGGCAAGGTCTACACGTTCGGCATCCTGCCGGGCACGAAGGCCCTGCCGATCGTGGCCGCCGTCGGCAAGGCAATGGCCGAGGCCGGCGCCGGGCTCACCGTTGAGGTGCTGACCGCAACGGCGACCCCGGAAGATCGCGCCGCGCTCATCAACGCCAAGGCCACCGCGGCTCTGCTGAAGAGCCTCGGCGCCCAGGACTGGACGGACCGGGAAGGACAACCGCACCTCGGTCTCTCGTCAATCATGACGACCATGTTCGAGCACGTCGAAGTCATCGAAAACGGGAAGGCCGCGCCGGTAACGCTGGACTCGTTCACGGGGAAGCTCTCGGTGGCGAGGGACGTGTTCATGCACGCGATGAAGGTGAACTTCGCCGATTTTTTTC